CTCTCTCTCTCTCTCTCTCTACGCACTCGAACTTCCAACCGTTTCCGTTAATGGAATTACTGACGGTACAATTCTCGGCATAAGAGATGAAGTTGTCGCTGAGATAATATTTCTCCTCGACATTTTCATCGAGCATATCGAACATAGAGCATTGGAGAGAAACAGGGCGAGGAAAAGAGAATCCTGTGTCGATATCCTTACGGATGCTGACTGCGAAAACTCGTTCTCTGTTTTGTGGTATTCCGCAATCCTTAGCATTGATGACCTGCCAATAGTTGTTATAGCCGAGGTCATCGAGCCATTGTAACCACGACTCAAACTGCTTGATAAACTTCTTACCCACGAGGTTTTTGACATTTTCGAGGATGAGATATTTAGGAAGTTCGTTTGCTTGCTCTGCCGCTACCAACAAGCGTTGTACCTCGTAGAGTAGACCGCTTCGAGTCTCACCCTTGACGATACCTCGCTGTTGACCTGCTACTGAGATATCCTGACAAGGAAAGCCGTAAGTCCAAAGGTCAGCATAGTCGAGCTTCTCGATTTTAGAGATGTCTCCATAGTTCCGAGTCGCACCGTAGATTGTTTCGTAAGACTTGATGGCGTACTTGTCGATTTCGGATATCCCTACAATCTCGTGAGGGATGTTCAACCGTTCAAGTGCCTTACGGAAAGCACCTATCCCGGAGAACAGCTCATTCACTTTAATCATTCTCCACCTCCTTCAAGGAAGTAGCACTTATTCTTGCGATAGTGGGTGCATCGTTTCTTGTAGGACTTCACGAGGTAGGCACTATCATCTACAAAGTCGTAACAGATAGGGTCTTGCTTTCCTTCGTGAGTACGGGCAATACGACCGATGCTCTGAGTGATGACTGCGTAGTCCTTCTGAGGAGTTGCCATATAGAGCCGCTCCAAGCAAGGGATGTCGAGTCCTTCTTTTGCGAGGGAGTAGGTTGCGAACAGGTAGAGCTTCTTCCCGGTACGCATATCCTCGATGGCTTGCTCTCGCTCTGCCTTACCTTTCTTCGAGGTCATCTTTCCGCTTATCATAACCGCCTTGTCTCGCATCGAGCGAGGTAGCGAAGTCATCAGAGTTTCGAGATGTTCGAGCCTATCCGAAAGAATGAGGGATGAATGTTCCGACTCAGATACGAGCAAGCTACTTATCAGGTGGTTTCTCTGCCAATCTTCACAGAGGTAGGTGATGAGCTTTGCATAATTCAGAGTGCCATCGGTGTTGATGCACGACCTACCGAGCTTTACCTGAGTGTAGATAGGTTTGATGCCGACCCTCATAATTCGGTCTCCAACCGCTTCATCGGGTACGGTGTAGACCACCTCACCGAGAAGAGCGTAGGTTGCAGCTATCATCCCATCAGAGCGATGTACTGTAGCTGAGAGACCGTACTTGTGCCGAGCTGACAAGCTGTTCAGTACCTTGTAGAACTGAGTCATCGCTGTCGGTGTCCCGGAGCATCGGTGGCACTCATCCACTACGATGACATCCCATAGGTACTTGTACTGAGCCAAGTCCAATCGGCACATCGTCTGAATCGTTGCGAAGGTGATACCTGAGCCGATGTTGACCTTTCCCTCGGTGATAGTCCCGATGAGGGACTTATCCATGTACTGTTCGGCACGAGCCTTACTTTGGTTGAGTAGGTCTTTCGTGTGGGTCAGCCATAGAGTACGCTTTCCGAGTCTCTCTACGAGGGAGATACCCATTTGCGTTTTACCGCTTCCGGCTGCACTCTGTAGGATTCCATAGTGCTGAGAGAGAATCTCTCGGACTGCGGTCTCTTGATAGTCATAGAGAGGGACTTTGCAGTTGTAATTGATGTCTGTTGCATCTCCGAAGTCTTTGTACTTCTTACCGTCTCCGAGCATCGGCAGTATCGTTTTGAGAGTACCGAACGGAAGGACGAGAGAGTTTCCTCTGACCTCGTATAATGACAACATTTCGGGTGTGTCTCCGACCCAAAAGTGCATTCGCACCTTTTTGATATAGTCGGGGTTTCTTAGAGTGAGGTTTGCTTTGCACCATTGAATCAGCTCTTCCGAGGGATTCTCGACTGTAATGGTGCTGCCGACTGTTACTTGCATCGTTTCAGCCATTTGTCAAGCGGCTTACCACACTCGAAGATGTCTTTCGCTGTCATAGATGCCTTTCCAAAAGCCATCACGGTAAAGTGAGGTATCATGTAAATCTGCCCGGCGAGCTTCATTGCAAACCAACCTTCACCGTTACCACAGTCTTTCCAAAGGCTCATGGAGAGGTCTTGATTTTCTTCAACACGGCTGAGAGGGAAACCGTTTCCCGAACATACCTTACAGTCGATGAGGTATGCTACCTTGTTGCGAGCAGCGATGATGTCGGCAGGTTGTCCTGCCTGATTCTGAGCCAAGTTATGTACCCAAAAGCCGTTCTCGAAGAGAATCTCACACAACTCGGCTTCAAAGCTGTTACCAAGTTTTCTGTTACTCATAATCTTTCACCTTCTCTTCCAAACTTTGAATCTGAGATTCGAGTCGGTTGATGGTCTCCTCGTACTTCTCTTGAAGTTCCAACAGGTTATCAGAGTGAGCTTCTTCCTTTTCGCTCATCAGTTTCCGGAAGTACTCGACTGCTTCGTAACCCATGTACTTTTCGAGGAGGTACTCGAAGTCTCGCTCTCCGAAGAGAGTCTCAACCTTATCGTCTTTGAGCTTAATTACTCTCGGCATTTCGGCGAAGCACCTCCGTCAGCAATTCCTCGGTGGTGTAGTCGGAAAGAGAGGGTTTCATAGATTCAAAGATGGAAGATTTCAGATACAAAGCGGGGCGAACGCCACGGTTACCATAGTAAGCATTGCCGTTGACCAGACTACCATCCGTGTAGACATTGCGAGCAAGAGACTTATAGCCGTTGGACTCGGTGCTGTACGGAGTAATAAGCCACCACCAATTATCGAGGTTGGGGATGATGCTGCGGTACTTACGGTACATATCGCAAGTGAGCAGGAACACCTTCGTAGTGGCTTCTCCGTAGTCTTTCAGACCGTCATCAGAGGTCAGGTCTACGGTGGTGTCAAGGATAGCTGAGACATCAGCACCCTTAGCTTTCAGATTCTTAATGAATGTACCATTCAGGTACTTGCAGAGAGTTCCCTTAGGGAAGTTGTTGCAGTCTCCTTCATCGAACGGCTTGTTGCCGATGGAGTCCTTTGCGAGAACGAGTACTTTCTCGTCATCCGCATCGAGGACGATGAAGTCGATACCGCCGAAGTTAATTACGCTCCCCGGAGCGATTTTCGTGTTTGTCATAATCAGTTCTCCTTAGATTGATTTAGGTATGACTCGTACAGAGCCATAATTCTTGATGTGTACTCGGTTGAGTAGATACCCTTATCCCACAATCTCTTTGCCCCGGTAGCTCCACAGTTGTACCGCATCAGGGCAAGCTCTATGTCTCCGTCAGTCCTTTCCAAGTGACCCGACAGGAGATAGATACCGCTGAGGATGTTCTCATAGGGGTCGAGTAGGTCTGTCACACCGAGCTTCTCGGTTAGGGTTTCAAAGTTGATGGTGTTGATTTGCATATAACCGTAGTCATTCGTACCGCTTATCACATTGGCTCTAAAGGAGCTTTCTTTGTCGATGACTGCGATTACAAGCTCCATAGGAACACCGTATCTTTCGCTTGTCTCTCTTATGTAGTCCTGTATCTCGTGGGTGAGAGGGACATTGAAGTAGAAAGGCTCTTCGACAGGTGTCTCTATGATGGTCGGCATTGTCGGCGTGGGTTGAATAATTTCTTCGGTCAATGCGTGGGTTACTTCGGGTGCTTCTGTTTGGGTTTCCTTCGGTGTTTCTTCCCTCATACTGAGGATGGCATAACAACCGACCGCCCCGACCGTCATAGACAGAAGGATGATACCAAGCAGGAAGAGCGTAACAGAGTTGCGATGAAACCATCGTCTCGCCCTGTGCGGCTTTCTGTATGTGGTTGTCATTTTGAAACACCTCCCATTTTCCATTGGTACTCCGTCCCATACTTCTTGAAGTACCATTCTTCAAACTCCCGGCGATGCTCTAAGTCCTCTAAGTACCGGGAAACCTTTTTGGCGAGGAGTCTACCGATTCTCTTTTTGGTAGTTTCCTCTAACGGAGCAGCACTCACTTTGGTACGCCCATCTTCGCTTCATACTCTTCGAGTATTTCGAGCGAAGTGTTGATAATGCTTTCCGCTTTTGCACCCTTACGAACTCCACGAAGGACAGAACTCATCTCAGTTTTTTCGGTGATGATACCTCGTTCTTCGAGACGATTCACGAGCCAAGCGTTCGTAAGAGTGTTCCGATAGAGCATCAATCGGATTCTGTCTCGTTCTTCTCGCACACGATTTACCTCCTTTTCTCAGATTTGTTTACAACAACGGTTGACAAACCGAGCGTTCAATGGTATAATAAGTGTGCTGTTTCTTAATAACCATTGAAGAACTTCGGCAGAAAGAATTACCTGTCGAGGGTGTCTTTCTTGTTGCCAAATGTTGTTTACAAGCATATTATAGTCCCTATTTAGGAATTTGTCAATAAGTTTTTAGGAAATTTCTTAAAATAATTTCCCTATATAGGAGTTTGCCATGGATAAAGAACTGTTAATCGCCCGAATCAAGAGCCTTTGTAAAGAGAAAGGCGTTACTATGACCCAAGCGTTTGTTGAGAGCAATGTGGGTAAAAACTTCAACAGCAACCTCAAAACATCCAATCCGAGCAAGAAGAATCTGTCCCTGTTGGCAGAGTACTTCGGCTGCTCTGTCGAATACCTGACAGGTGTTGAGAGTGAAGAGGACAACGCTGAGAGAGCGTTGGGTATGGTTATGGAGTGGCTCGAAGATAACGAGTACACCGTGACCGAGGATGATAACGCTGTCCTCACTATCGAGAAGGACGGAGAGAGCTGCTACTACCCTAAAGCTGACTTTATGGTAGAGAGCCTTGCTATCAAGGCAACGGCTCAGGATGGCTTTGAGCTTGCTATGCTTGACTGGCATAGACGAAACTTCTCTTCAAGCAATGACCTGTCTCTCACAGAGGAAGAGAGATATATCCTCGACAAGTTCCGTAGTGCATCGAGAGAGGGCAAGGCTGAGATATATCGTGCCATCCTCAATATCTGTGAAGAGGAAGAAAAAAAGCCTAAGGGAACAGATAAAGTCTCTGTCGGCTAAGTGTGCCGGGAGTAAGGTTATACCGTTTGAGCTATGCTTGCTCTACAGACGGTTAAAGGAGTTGGATAAATGAGAGTTATTCTATATATGAGATACAGTAGTGACCGCCAAACAGAACAGTCCATAGAGGGGCAAAATCGAGTCTGTACGGCTTTTTGTGAGCAACAGGGATATGAGATAGTCGATAGGTATATTGACCGAGCTACATCCGCTTTCAAGGACACAGACAAGCGTACAGAGTTTCAACGGATGATACGAGACAGCGAGAAACAGTTGTGGGATGCCGTAGTTGTGTATAAGCTCGACCGTTTTGCTCGTAACAGATATGACTCCGCTACCTACAAAGCAAGATTGAAAAAGAATGGTGTCCGGGTCATCTCTGCCACAGAAAACATCTCGGACAACCCTGAGGGTGTCATCCTCGAAGCTGTCCTCGAAGGTATGGCTGAGTTCTATTCAAAAGAGCTGTCTCAGAAAATAACACGAGGGATGTTCGAGTCAGCCAACAAGTGTCACAGCATCGGAGGTCATGTCCCTCTCGGATATCGAATAGAGGATAAGAAGCTCGTCATCGAAGAAGCAGGTGCAGCTATCGTCCGTGAAGCGTTTGAGATGTATGCCAATGGTGCTACTGTTGCTGAGATATGCGACATCTTCAATAACCGGGGATATAAGACTGCCAAAGGTGCAGAGTTCAACAAGAATAGCTTTCGGTCGATGTTTAAGAACGAGAGGTACATCGGTATCTATAAGTACAAAGACCTCCGTATCGAAGGAGGTGTACCTGCTATCGTGGATAAGGACATCTTCGACATCGTGCAGAAGAGACTCGGTAAGAATGCAGAAGCACCATCAAGAGGTAAAGCTAAGGTAGACTACCTCTTATCCCAAAAGCTATTCTGCGGTCATTGTGGGTCTCTGATGACCGGGGAGAGCGGTACAGGCAAGAGCGGTAACAAGTACAACTACTACACCTGCGGAAAGCGTAAGAGAGAACATACCTGCGACAAAAGACCCTTAAAGAAGGACTTCATCGAGAGAGCCGTTGTAGAAGATGCTCTCGCTCTCCTGACACCTGAGACCATCGAGGAGCTTGCGGACATCGCCGTGAGAGAGTCCATCCGAGAAGTCGAGGAGAACTCCATCATCCCGGCTCTGCGTAAGCAGGTCGAAGAGCTGACCCAATCCATCAACAACCTTGTGAAGATGGTCGAGAAAGGTGTCGAGTCAGATACTATAGCTGCCCGGCTGAAAGCTCTCGAAAAAGAAAAAAGAGCCGCCGAGAAGCGACTCATGGAGACATCCGATGACTATATTATATTGGAAAAGGAACACATCATTTGGTGGCTCGAAAAGTTCTGCGAGGGAGACATCGAAGATGAGGATTTCCGTAGGCACATCATTGACCTGCTTGTGAACTCCGTGACCGTGTGGGATGAGCCTGATGGATGGTACAAAATCACCTCTGTCTACAATCTGACATCCAATAAGGTAAAGACTTTTAGGTGTTCGGATTTGACTTGCAATACTCCACCATTAGAGTATTATCCGAACACCACGATATTCTTTGTGGGGACATTGTTCGGACAGACAACAAAGCACCGAGTAGAGTCTTGATGGCTCTTCTCGGTGCTTTGCTGTTTAGTAGTCGTAGTAGTCTATTTTTCGATTTTCCCAAAACCTCTCTTATAAAGTGTCTCTTATAGACCATTTCTTGAAAAAGTCTAAAATGAACTACTACAACTACTGTAAGGAGGAATATATACTCGTCAGCCTTTCGGCTGATAGAGCCTTAGGATTGTTTAAGTTCGAGAACGGCGGCTTCAATGAGATTGCTGATAGTATCTACATCGAGTTTGATGCCCTTCTCGGCAAGGAAAGATTCGACATAGGCTTTCTTCTCTGCACCTCTGCCAACGCCTGTGTAAATCATCTCAGCGGCTTCGACCGCCACCTTGACCCAAGCCTTGATGTTCTCAAAGCTCTCGTTGTCGAACTTCTTCTTCAACCAAGGGATGAGGAATGTGGTGATGAGAGCTACGATGATAGTGATAACGGCAGATACGATTTGAGTGATGTCAACCATTTGTAATACCTCCTAAACTGTTTTCATTAAAATCTTCTTTGGATATCTCAATCTGATGTGACTGCATCAGTTTGATTCGGTTTTCGACCTTTGCTTTGGAGTAGTAGAATCCTGTCCCGGTTGCCGTCTCAGCGGCTACGGAAGGTATCAGGTAGGTAAGAGGAGAAAGGTCGTTAGTTCTCCACATCATCACGCAAGCAAAGACAATGATGAATATATTGATACCACCTGCTACTATCAGGATGAGCTTAGAGAACTCCATTCTCTTTCCTCTCTTACCTCTCATAATTACACCTTCTTTGTGTAGCTGAGGGATATCCAACCTGCCCCGGATTTCAGCTTACCCCAACCGTCTTTCTCTTCGACAATGGTGTAGATGCCCTTGTCTTTGATACAACCTGTAATGGGGTATGTAGTACCTGCACCTGCTCTGATGTTGAGAGCCGAAGTTGTAACTCGTACCAAGTACGGCTCAAACTTCGGGGTAGCGGTCTCGTAGATGTCGGCAGCATCGACCCAACCATACACATTAGAGCTACCACCTGCCACTCTTACGAGGTGGTAAGGGTGCTTGCCCTTTGCGTAGATGGAAGTGACGGTAGCCTTGCCGGGTCTGCAAGAAACAGCGTTGGTGCTGTTGGAGCTTGCATAGTGCTTCGTACCCATAAAGGTAACGACATCGCCCACCTTCAATGTTTTGGTCTCTGTAGGCTTCTGCTCAGGCTCAGGGGTGACTTCGGTAGTAGCACCGAGTCTCTTATTGACCTCTGCGGCAATCTCGCCGTGACGGTCGTAGAGATACTTACCGGGGCAAGACTTGTTCGCATAGTCTCTGTGAACGGTCATGTTGCACCCATTCAGGTGATTCACACGGCTATTCTTATCGGTAGACCACACGAGCTTCTTGATACCGTTTCTCTTGCAGATATCAGTCACAAGGTCGAGCAGAGCGGCAAAGGCTTTGTCGTTTACCGCATACGGCTCAGTCGTGTCAGAAGCAACCTCGATGGTGATAGCACGATGGTCGTTGGCTGCGTTGGAGGTACACCAAGAGCGGTCTTTCTCCTCACAGTACATACCGATTCTGCCATCCACACCAACGCCATAGTTAGAAGATGCTTGTCTGCTCTCCGGGGCGAACACATTACCCAAGGTCTCGACCGAGCATTGACCCACCACACAATGAATGGTGATGGTGTCAATGACATGGTTTCTGTTCTTCGTTCTGTTCGGAGAGATTTTGGTGTAGGACACCAAAGGACTGTTTGTGTAAGCCATTTACTTATCCTCCTTTTCATAAGGTAGTTCTAAGAACTTCTCGTGAAGGTCATCCATCACACCGTTTGCACCAAGGAAGTGATACTGTTTCCAACAGTTCTCGAAGTTGTCCCTCGCATAGATGGGTGCATAACCTTTCTCGCTGTACTTGTTATAATCGGCAATCATCTGACTACGGAGGAGAGCTTGAATCCCATACTTCAAAGCCGTAGTGTCCTCTTTGTTCTTCTTGATGAGTGTCGTTAAGTACTTAAAGATTGCAATGATTAAAGTGGGGATACCCAACAGGCAGAGCCATTGATAAATTGTCATACTACCTCCTCCCAACCGTACACGCCCGGTTGCCATACATTGTTATTTACGGTAGACACCCAATGTTTCTCGTTGTGAGAGACCTTATCTCCCATAGAGTAAGCATCGTGAGAGCCTATCGGTTGATACCACTCAGGGAACTCTTCACCGGGGTCTCCGATGCGAGTCCACATAGCAGGTGTGGTAGAAGGTTTGGTATTCTGACCCACGCCGACATCGTGGATGGAGCGGTAAAGACCGCCCTCATCCGATACGATAGTTCCTGCTTTTCCTGTCCAATTCTCATCCCACTCAGTAAAGAGCTTAGGATGTTCGGAGACCGTAATGTCATCGAGCAGATTGTTCTCTGCGAGAGTGACGAACACGATAGAGGAAACCTCTCTTAGCTCCTGTTCGGTAATACCTGTTTTCTTAAATGTAGAACTCATTCAAAGTTACCTCCAATCTGCGATACATAGCAAGCTCCCTCGCCATCCAAACGATTTACTTCTACCTTTACCTTAACACCCCAAGTAGGAGCGGTCTTAGTCTCATTCTCGAAGATGTGAACGAGACCGCCTGTGACTGAGGAAGTTGCATCTTCCCAAGTCGGACTTGCATCGTTACCGTTGTTGCAGACATAGACTTTGAAAGAGGACTCTGCCGGGATGTTGCGAGTGACCGTTACCTTAATACGAGTAGGTCTCATATCAGCCGAGTAAGCAACGGTGTTCACGATGGTAAAGGAGTTTACCGACTTTGTGAAAGTGTAAGTTCTCGTTGCCGAGTTGCCGAAACTGTCCGTTGCGGTAATCGTCATCGTGTGAGAGCCGTTGGTCTGCATCAGCCAAGTCGAATCGGTAACAGCGAAGGTGTTGGTAGCACCGAGGGTGACTACAAACGAGCGGATAAGTACACCATCGATTCTCTCTTCGACCGTCACGCTGTCATTGTCTGCATCGGTTACTTTATAAGTTTGAGAGAACTCTGCGGACTTAGTACCAAGGTTGCCGTCAGACCCGGAAATGACAGGAGCCTGATTGTTGATGACAGTACGGCTTGCACTTGTCTGATAAGCACTTCGAGCATCCTGAGTATCGTAAGCACATACCCTGTACTGAACGGTAGTCCAACCGAGCGTGATATTGTCGGTGTAGGATGTATTCGCACCCTTGTAGACCTGAGTCCACTCACCGCCGTTTACACTTCTTTCGAGGATGTACCCGGCAAGGTTGCCGTCAGGGTCGGTAGAAGTACCCCAATCGATAGAAGCTGTTCTTCCTCCGTAGACCGAAGTAGGTACATTGATGTAACCCGGAGTAGACGGAGTTGCGTTCCATACGAAGGTGTAGCATCCATCAGCATCGGTGCTATCAGATACCAAGAGGGAAGAGGAAAGATTCAAAGCGGGGCGAACGCCACCGTTACCACCGTAAGCATAGTAGCTGCCCAGACTACCATCCGAGCCGACACGGCGAGCATAGTAGGAGCTCGAGAAGCGAGGCGTTCTCAGCCACCAATACCAAGCCGAAGTCTTAGCAGACGGCTTAGAACTCGAAGGAGAATTGCTAAAGCATTGCTGAGTGACATAGCCAACACGAAGAGCATTACTTGTGTAGTAACCCCAAGCAGCACCCTCGGCGATGTTATTTTCATTGGCAAGACCAACTTCGGTGGTAGACGGAAGAAATACTTTACAAATAACATCCTCGTAAGAGCCACCATCCACACTTGCTTTTGCGATGCGGATTGTAGTATCGAGGATAGCCGCCTTTTCCTCTGCGGTAAAACCATTCAGGAAACCGGGGCGAGCTGCGTACTGAGTACCATAACCACCTGTACCATCGGAAGTATCAGGAGAATGGTCTGCGGTATGAGCATTGGCGTACCACGCTCCACCTGCGTTGTCCTTGTTCAGCCATTGATGAATGTTTGATACCGAGTAGCGGTTGTTACCGTAGGACTTACGGTTACTATCGCTGTTACTCGGCTCTTTCGCATCGAAGCATCTCAGGTCGAGGATTTCCGAAGCGTGAATCGTAATAGCGTTTGTGGGGTAAGTCGGGGTGCAACTGTGATTTTTTGCAACAACAGTCCATATAATCGACTGTGCGGTTTCCCCATTTACCGAATACTTACCGAACTTGACTTTCGCACCCTTCGGTAGATTCGAGAGTAATTGAGACATCTGTTTCGTCCTCCTTAAATAATGTATTGTATAAATCGTCCATCTCCATTACGAGATGATGACAGTTACCTCGGAGAGCGTGTCCTCGCCACGATTGGTAGGACTGCTGAACACTCTCCTTTGTGATTTGTCCTCGGTCGAGCAGCTTGCGGAACTTGTTGAGTTTCCGTCTCATGTTGCTCTTACTCCTACGGCGAAGTTTCCAAATGGTTTTACCTGTCTCTGTGAGATAGATGTGAAAACCGAGGAAGTCAATGCCGTTTTTCAATGGGAAGATTTGAGTCTTTTGATTCAGCTCCATTCCCATCGGAGCGAGGAACATACTGATGTCTTTGAGACATTGCTTCAAATACTCCTTGTCCTCGTGGATGAGGTAAAAGTCATCCATATACCGACCGTAGTACTTGATGCCTAACTTCTCTTTGATGAAGTGGTCTAACGGACTCAGGCACAGAACAGCGAGAAGTTGACTGCTCTGATTGCCTATCGGTATGCCGGGGTCGGTGGTCGAGTCAATGATGTACCAAAGCAACCACTTGACATCTTCCTCCGGGACATATGGCTCTAAAATCCGTTTGAGGTATTCGTGAGGTATGCGGTAGAAGTACTTTCTGATGTCACATTTCAGCACCCAACCGTTTGTACCATGATGTCGGTAGAACTTGTGCATGAATCCATCCAAACGATTCAATCCGAAGTCTGTACCTTTGCCGACTTGTGAAGCGTAGTTGTCGTAGATGAAGTTCTTTGTGAGAAGGACTTCGAGTACATTGTCGCAAAGCGAGTGTTGCACTACCTTGTCCCGGAAGGAGTTCGACATCACATCTCGCTCCTTAGGCTCATAGACCTTGAATGTGTGATATTCCGAAAGTGTGTAGGACTTATCCTGTAGTTCCTGACTCAGACGGAGGATATTCTCTAAGAGACTCACCTCAAACCTTGCCGTTGCAGGTTTCCATCGCTTTCCTCTACGAGCTAACTTAAACGCTCTGTGTAAGTTATCAAATCCATAGATTCGTTCGTAATACATAATTTTCCACGCCGTATATAGCTTGTGCGTTGATAAAATCAAAGCCTTTGCATCGGCATTCTTGTGTTTATCCCCTTTCGGAGAAGGGATGCACCTTCCTTTGATGATGGGTCATTGCTTTCGCCTTTCGGCTACTCGGTCGAGATTATCCATCAAATCGGGGCGAACGCCATTGTTACCATTGTAAGCATTGTTGTTGTTCAGACTACCATCCGTGTTGACATTGCGAGCATTGTTGGAGTTCGAGTAGTTAGGCGGTCGAGCGACAAGATGCACCCCAATATGATTATCTTTGCCTGTCTTTTCTGTGCCAAGCTAAGGTCATGTTCTTTACATCCTTGATGAGCTGAGTCCAATAGGCACAACTGCTACCGCTGATGTAGTTCTCCTCATAAGCCTGTTCCACGAGGAAGAGGAGATTCTTACAGGCGGTTACTGCTTCGAGTTGCAACCTCAATCGGAGTTGGCGTTGCTCTTCATCGGCGAGAACATAGTCGTTTGCAGCTATCAGCTTCATAACGATGTCCCTTGACAGTTCGTAGATGTCTTTCACCAACATAAACCGTTCCTTCTTCGGGAAGTGCTTGTCGGAGCGAATCATCAATCGACTGTGTTTGAACACATCCTTCGCTTTGGTGATGACATTCATTTCCGTTGGCTCTTTGCGTTCCGCTTCTCTTACTGCCATAGGTTTAGCACTCGATTCTTCCTAAAGAGGAGTTCCAAACACCTGTGACCGTAACGCCTGTGAGGTCTGTGAATGCCATCATAAAAGGGTTGCTCGTGATGTCATCGAAAACTCTGTTCATCAGCCAAACGACTCTATCCTCGATGACTTGAAGCAGAGCCTTGTTGACATCCGTACCAACCTCGGTAACAGAGTCGGGAGCAGGAATGAGCATGATTCTTCCATCCCCGACCTCTTCCATGTAGAAACAATCGTCACCGATTGCCACACGGTCTTTAATTTCTCTTGATACATACGCCATACGGCTACCTCCTTGTAGGCAACATCCTCATTCCCCCGGAGGTGAACATTCCGCTCTTTTGAAAGCCATTCACCATAGAGTCGAGTAGTTGCTTGATTCTGTAAAGATTCTCCTCGATAGCATTGATGTCTGAGTAGGTTGCCATATCCTCAGGAACATCGCTCACGCCCTCTTGCTGATGGTACGCTGCGATGATGTAACGGATATTAGAGAGGATTCTCCGAATATCTCTTTCTGTAGGTAAGCCGCTACGCTCCCACACCTTACTCGATGCACCTGAGAAGTAGTGCAGCTCATCCAACCTATCGGTAAGGTACTGAATATTACCCTCGATTCGGTTGAGGTCGCTCAGGTTGAGACAGCCTTTCAGGTCGTAGGTCTCTACCGGGTTGCCTGTCAACTGAGCTGCAATCCACTCTTTAATTTTCCCTTCCGCAAAAGAGACATCTTCCTCAGTCCTATCAAAGATAGGGTCAATCCAAATTGCCATCGACAACCCTCCCTTCTCCTGTTCCTTTGAATGCCCCGGCATAAGTGAACTTGACCGAGGTCATACGCACCTTTTCGGTGGTAAACTTATTTTCGGAGGAGATGATATCCATAGCATCAAGGCGAGGGTCAGCTCTCCATCCGTCCATCTGCACCATCTTTCGGTTGAGTAACCAAGCCTTTACCCAATCGCTCACCGCCGATGCCATAGTGGTTGAGGTGATGAGAGGATTTTCGACTGTCTGAGTCTCTCCCTCTTCCTCAGCATCCACAACGAACGCCGAGTCGGAGCTTCTCAGTACATCGCCCACCACGGAGATAGTGACTTCTCCGCTCGCTGTGATTGTCAGGTTGCAGGTGTTTGTATAGTAGGTAGCAGACACCAATGTTCCCCCGGAGACGGTCGCTAAAGTGTTGATAGCACTCTCGGAGTAAGTAACTACGAGGTCTTTTGTTCCGTTGATAGTGACCTTGCCATTGAAAAGCTCCTTGCCTGTCTCGTCTGTATGGTAGTTATAGACTTTCGTGCTTACCGCCATCAGAGGTTTTTGCAGAGAGATTTCCGGGCGAGAGAACATATTGAACGGAGTTAAAGCATAATCGCTTTCCACCTCCGAGATAGGCTCGATGTGAAGAACATCGTTCCTGTCACAGTAGATAACACAGCACGATGCTTGTGCGATGTACTGTAAGCACTCGGACAGAGGTCTCAGAGGAAGAGGAGCGGTCGTGTATATGCTCCGAAGAGTGTCACTCACAACCCACTTCACCGTACCATCGCTGTTAAGAGGAAGGTTTGCTTCGGTCAGAACATCAATGGCGAGGTCATAAAGACTCGTGCCACTCGGATTGAACAGTCCCTTTGTGTAGGTCTTGCTCATAAACTCCAAGAGGTCTCTTGCCGTAAAGTTTGCCGTAATACCGTTCTGAGGAGAATCCCACTCAGAGAGATAAAACATTCCTGCCGGGATGAACTCGATAGTATCATCGTTCATCTTGAATCCGTACTTGACCTGCATCTGCTGTCTCTGCATCAGATACTTAGACAACCCTGTGACATTGTTCGGGTCGTATTTGTTATCGCTGTTATCGATGGCAAAGGACATCTTATTCATCGGGGTAGTTTCACCGATAGGACTTACATTCATCTCGTGTTCATAGCCTGTGATATCCTTCTTACTGTAGACCTTGTTTACACCAACGAAGATGTCGGTAATTCTCGGTCTGTGATACGGCAAGCACCACTTCAAAACCTCGATACAGATACGGTCGTAACCCTCGATGTCGAACTCCACAACAGATTTCACATCGGTATTGTTTTCGACCTTCTTCTCAGCTACTACAGTCAGACCGTTGTAGGCTACGACCCTAAAGGTTTCAGCATATTCCCCATAGGCTTCTCCCCAAGTGATTGTGATACCGGGGATGATGGGGTCATGCTGCTCGCTAAAATTGACTGTGATGACAGGTATGGTAGGGAAAGTTCCATCTGCCCCGGAGAGCAGGTTTCCGATATACCCATTGTCACCGTAGTCAGAATCGGGGATAAACCTTCGGCTACCATTCAGTAGCCAAAGGTTTTCCTCTAAAGTTCCATAAGGTACGATGTTTTTATCGACCTCGCTTACGATTTGTTCCGTGTCAGCGATATAAATAGCACCGTTGTCGGCAGAGGTAGCATCTGCAAGAGCATCCGGGTCGGCAATGTCGAAAGAGATTTCAACAAAGCTCTCGTTGACAAGCTGTTGTTTTTGAACAGCTTTCCAAGAATCCGATACATTCTGCATAGTTACACCTCCACGAGAGAGAGCTTGCACTCCGTCCAACCGAGGATGTCTCCATTGTCCGGGTCTCGTCTCCACATCCCGGCACTACGGTCGCTGACATACATTGTCTTAGTAACCCAACCCCCGGCACTTTGGTCGAAGAAAGTTACTGTGTTGTAAAACTGACCTCCTGCGGACTGCTTGAAGCATTTGTTGATAGCCGCCCATTGTGCAACTGTCAGGTATCTCCAAGACATCTCAACCTTTGCGACATCATCACGAATGACAGACCCTATGACAACACCTTCGAGGTTACGAGCAGAGTCTACAAGAGTTGCCGTATTGCCCGAATAGGCAGACGGCTCAGGAAACGCAAAGTTTCCGACTGTAACCAAAGCTCTAAACGCCATAGAGAACACCTCCCGGATAAATAGTCGCACCACGCTCACGCTGTCTCTTCTCAACAGCTGCGGTAATCTGCTTGCCATCAAGGTAAACCTTGACATCGAAGTTACCACCGTTGCTACCTGCCGATGCGTTCATAGCTGCGAGAACACCCTGATAGATACCCTCGATGATTTGGTCGTTGTTGGCTACGGCAGTTCGACCGCCGATGTTACCGACCAATTCCGCACCTGCTTCACGAGCGATGAAGAGCTGACCGACCTCAGGGAAACCACCCGAAGCAAATCCGAGCTTATCGCCTACCCAACTTGCAGCACTCGATACTGCATTCGACACCGAGCTACCGATACTTGACAACGCACTCTTTACAGAGCTGATTGCACTCGAAGCGGCAGATACGGCAGAACTCAGCATATTCTTAGCTGCGGTTACACCTGCGGAAACAACATCCTTCATCTTGTTCACGAATCCGATGATGCTATCAACGCAAGAGGAGATATGGCTCTTTAACCCATCCCAAGTGGAAGCGATGGTACTCTTCATAGAAGAGAACGCCGAAGTAGCGGTAGAAGAGATGCTACTCCAAGTACTCGACAGACCCGATTTGATGGTGTTCCAAGTGGAAGTGGAGTTGCTCTTAACACTATCCCAAGTAGACGAGATGTTGGATTTCATCGTACTCCAAGTGCTACTCACTTTGGACTTCAAGGTGTCCCAAGTGGTCGAGAGCGAGGACTTAATGCTGTTCCACTTAGAAGTGGTATTCGAGCTGATATTCGTCCAAGCATCGCTCACCGTAGACTTCAAATTGTTCCAAGTGGTAGTGGCAGAGCTTTTTACATTAGACCAAGTTGTAGACAACGAGGACTTGATGGTGCCCCAAGTGGTCGAAGTATTAGATTTCACATTATCCCAAGTGGTCGAGATAGTGGATTTCATGTTGTTCCAAGTCGTACTTGCGTTAGACTTGATATTGCTCCAAGTGGTCGAAAGGTTAGACTTGATGTTGCCCCACACGGTAGAAGCAGTCGATTTGATACTCTCCCACGCTTCGGAGCAGACCTGCTTGATACCCTCCAATTTCTCAGAGAAGAACTCCGTGATAGAGTGCCAAGCGTTTTTCAAGCCGTTCCACAAACCCTCGATGATGTAACCACCCATCTCTTCCATCTTCGTAGACGGAGAGTGGATGCCAAAAGCGTTCTTGAAACCTTCGATGAAGGGATTCCAAATGTTTTCGACAATCCAAGTGCCTACATTTTTGAGAGCGTTCACGATGCCATTCCAAAGACCCTGAATGACATTTCCACCTGCTTCTTCGATGAAACTATCGAAGTAAGACTTCGTGCTTTCCCACCCGGCTTTCAGAGAATCCCAAATGGTGATGCACAACTGAGCTACGAGAGATACCGCACCTGCGATGACTGCACCGAGCAGCTCAAAAGCCTTGCTCACGATACCGCTCCAATCGATATTGGTAACGATACCTACGATAGAGTTCCAAAGGTCAGCACCGAGCTTCGCCCAATCGAGGGTCTCGACCAAGCTGCAACAGAAGTCCAAAGCACCGACAAGCAAATCGCTCAGAGTCCGAGTGAGCTGACTGAACAGAGACACCCAATCAATAGAGTTGAGTGCATTAGAGATGTCAGCACCAATCTTTCTCCAATCGACATTTCTTACCGCCTGTTGTAAGCTCTCGAATAGACCAAGGATTGTAGTCTGAATGGTCTGTACTGCTTTGGTAAGGTCGATTTCTTCAAACCAACCATTGATGAAGTCTGCTATTGCAAGACCGAACTTCGTCCAATCGAAGGTAGTGACAAACCCATAAAGCAGGTCAACAAGGATAGTCCATTTCTTCGCAAAGGTCTTACCGACCAAAGTGAAGTCTATCTGTTCCATCGCATTGTTGAGCAGAGTTGCCAAACCTGCACCAATCTTATCGAAGTCGATGGTGTCGAGCAGGTTGTAAACCAACTCGAAAGCGGACTGAATGCCATAGCCTAACTTCTTACCGATACCTGCGAAGTCAATAGAGTCAACAACCTCGTTGATTTTCTCTCCGATGATGCGACCAACGCTCGCCCAATCTCCATTGGAGATGGCTTCTTTGATTTGGTCTATCCAACTTGCAAAGTCGCTGTCGAGCTGCATTTCCTCGAACATCGAGCCGTAGTCAGCACCGCCGCCACCTCCACCTCCGCTGTCAGACAGAACATTCAGTTCATCAAATCCTGCGGTCAGGCTCTTAGCTGCATCGGCAGCTCCACCTGCGGCTTCGGCATACTCGGTCTGAGTCTTTACGGCTTTCGTCCAACTACTCGCCCCGGACAGCTTCGCAAAAAGCTGATTTAATACATTGATGAGAGCTACCGCCTTGTCAATGACATACTCGATAGCAGGAGCAAGTGCATTGAGCAAAGGGGCAACCATAGCACCGATAGAGTTCTTGAAGTACAAAAAGCTCGAAGCGATTCTATCCATCGAAGAAGCGAGCTTGCCACCCACAGCCTTACTGTACTGATAGACATTGTTCGTTCCTTCTTTGAACGCATTGGTGATTTGCGACAGCATAAAGCGAATCGCCCTATACATTGCAATACGACCGATGGAGCGGACAAACCCCTTCATCTTCTTAGTCGCTTCACCGATTCCGCTTTTCAGCTTTCCACCGATAAACGAGCCAAACTTCTTAAAAGCACTAAAGACTCCCTTGACGGCAGTACCCAAGCCTTTTACGACCGTAGCCGCTCCCTTGAATACGGAAGAGATAACCTTGCCGACCGTACCAAACACGCTCTTAGCACCACTACCAATAGCCGAGAAAACATTAGCCGCAAAGCCTTTCAGCATTGCCAACTTGCTCTTAGTCTCTTCGACATCAACTCCCGGCTCAATCGTTACATTGGTATCGGGAGAAACCTCAGGAGTAGTAATGGTAGAAGTCGGATTGGATGCTGCAATCTCATTTGCTTTTTCGGCAATCTCGGATATCTTTTCCGAGCCTGCACCGAGGTTAGAAAAGTCAATCTTCGAGAGCTTTTTCAGCTCAGAGACAGCGGCACTCAAACCGGGGTTATTCCCGGCATTACCGAGAGCATCCACGCTTTCAGCCATAGACTTTAGCTTAGACAGTCCATCGCCGTTCATCTTTGCAATGCTGTCGCTCATATCAATCAGCTTTTGGAGAGAGTTTTTCAGCTTAGTCAAACCACGCTGAGCATCGGTGGTAGTAGATTCTATTTCAATTTGTAAACTATCAATAGTGTTATCCACCGTTTACCTCCTCCCCGGCTCTAATAGCAATTTGGGTATTGGTCTTAGCCGCCCACGCTGCCATCTTCGCCATAGTTTTTTCGTATCTGAGATGTTCGTCCCTTTCCTTCTTTTCCTTGACCTGCTTCGCTGTGAGAGCGTAAGGCTCAGAAGAATAAGGAATAGGTTTCGTTCCTTTCTTCGCAAATGCTTGAAGAACAGGAGAGACATCGCACAAGGCTTCATAGACATACATTCCTTGTAGCCATAGGTCTTGATTTCTCTGTCGCTGCCTGATTTCCTCAGCTTTGCGATAGCTCTCAGTTAATCGGCAATCACCATTCCAATACAGGTCGTTAGACATACCGATAGCCAAGTAGTAGGGTAAGTGATTGTAGAACACCTCAGTATAAGAGAGGGCGGCAAACCCTTTCGATTCGCCGCCCCGGTGGGGTTGCGAGCCACTTACCAACTCGCTCCCCAAGTCAAGTTTCCCTCGGACTCCTCAGGCTCATCGACAAGTGCTTCGATAGGCTCGTTATACATCTCGGCGAGCTTCATTACCAAGTCCATCTTGTTTGTCATCTTCTCGTAAATACGGTCGATGACATCACGCTTGACAAAGCGATGATGAGCAAGAAACGCACCTGCGAAAAGAGCAGGAAGAGTAGTCAAAGGCTTCTCGGAGATATCCCCGATATTGAAACCCTGTTTTTCGAGAGTCATCACGGATGCTCTCGTATATTCGAGAGTGTAGTCAACACCCTCGAAAGTGAAATTGATTGTCTTAGCCATAATACATTCCTCCTTGTATTAGCTATTACGTCCCGGTTGCGAGAGTGATAGGCGTAGAAGGAGCGATAGTGATAGTCATATCGACAACCTCGTTCACGCCGCCACCTGCAACAAATACATCGAGCATACCGCTGAACTCGAACTTACCGTCAGTCCCGGTAGGAGTAACAACTCCACCTGCTTCGGTGCCGCCAAACCAAACGGCGAAGTCGGTGTCAGTACCCTTCAAAGCAACAAGGGAACTGTAGTCAGCCTTAGTGTAGTTGGCAGTAAATTCGAGAGCATCAATGCTCTGAATACCGGGGATGAAAGTCTGTGCTCCATCAGAGAGAGTGGTGGTTTCAAGCATTTCGGGAGAGCCACCAAGGTCAGGGAAGTCCTTAATGTCGATGAGCTTCTCGTAAGTACCTCCGCTCTTCTTCATCAGGAACACTTTATAAGTGGAAATAGCCATTTTCCTTACCTCCTATAAATAGTTTGATTTTTGGAGACGATAGCCGTGTACCTCGCTACCATTCGGTAGATAGTCGCATCGTCCATTGATACAGGGTTTTTCATCGACCGGGTAAACCCAAGACCCAAGAATATGTTGTCGATGACGGAAAGGATTGCTTTGCACTCGGATTTTTTACCGCTCGTTTTGTTCGAGTAGACATTCACCTCGTACATAAGCTGTGCGTGATTCTCATTACTTCCCGAATCCTGAGTTCGTTTCACCGTGTAGTTATCGGCTTCAACAATGCTCGCACAAGGGAAGGAAGATGGGGTACGCACATCCTCGCCATAGACATTGATACCGCTAAATTGGCTACGAAGTTCGGTAGCAATCTTCGTAAAAACCTCGTTTTCAATATCAATCATTACCGAACACCTCCTTAGCGATTTTTAAGATTTCTTCACGCATGGTCTTTCCCGAATCATACAAGGCTCTTGCAGGTGGATTTCCGTATGTCCGATAGAGGTTGTCTCTAATCGGTCTACCTGCATTACCTTGTTCTCCTCGGTACACCCATCCGTTAGGATATTTGCTGCTGTCACCCTGTCCTTTGCCGTAAGAGCCGTGAGGTGGAGGAGTGAAAAGAGAATCGTTGGGGTAGTTCTCGTGTCGGGTAGCAGTACCAAACTCAATAAACCCCACGGCACTACCATTTGCGATAATGGCATAGCCGTTTTCGATTTCTTCCACGGAAACCTTTACATCGTTCAACCCGGCATACATCGCTTGCGAGAAACGCACCGATGCTTCTTTTCCACCGATGAGAGCCAATCGATAGAGGAACTCTTTGTTTTTCCTATCTATCTCCTTTTGGTACGCATCGATTTCCGAGATAGCGTTCTTTAGCGTTCCGAGAGTACACTTAATCTTCTTCACGATACAGTCACCTTGCTTACCGCAAAAGAAACCGTATTGATAGACCTTGCGACCTTCTTCACGATGTAGTCGAAGATAAGGTTTCCATCGCCATCATAGGACGGAGGAGAGTCAATACAGAGGACGGAGTACTCATCAATCGGGCAGTTGATATCATCGGTGATGATAACCTTGTCGTACATGAGCGAGCTGCCGAATTGCTCAATCTGAGCTTCTCCTGTAGCCGCCGAGACATTGGCGAACATCTGCACCGGGGTCTGATAAGTCACCTTGAACTCGCCTGTGTCGTTTCCGTACTCGTCTGTAACAGCGACCTTCTCATCGAACAGGGCGTAGTAAAAACTTCTCTTGTTCCTGTGTAAGCACTTCATCAAACCACCCCCACGAAAGGAGTAATTCTTTCAAGAATCGACTTAGGAATGTCAGCATTCTCGTAAGAGCGGTTGATACCATTCTCACTATGATAGGTCTCACCTTCCGCACCACGCTTGTTGAGCATATAAGCGGCAATCTCAACCTGATTGGTTGCGTACTTGTCCGGGACTACATCCACATCATCACGGTACGGATAGGCTCTCTGTATAACCTTTTGACCTGCCAAAGCGAGAAAGGTAAGCAATACGCTGTTATCAGTCTCTCCCGACAGGGTACTCAACATAGTGAGCTTCTCTTGTTCAGACATATTGCTTACCTCCCTTCGTAAAATTACTCGCCCTTGACGAGAGTGATGTTTGCGTACTTAACAGGCTTATTGGTAGCCGCATCGACAAGCACAACGCTCGCCTTAGTGTTGGAAGAAGCAGAGATTTCCGTACCCTTCACCCAATCGGTGTAGGAGCTTACTGCCGTACCAAAGGTAGGAGTAACATCGGAGCTGCCGAGCTTGTAGACCCACTTCATGTTGACAGGAGCAACCTCGTCAATGTGAAGGAAAGTCTTGTTGCTTGCAGTACCTGCGGTAGAAGTGATACCGCTCGTTACCTGCTCCAAGTCGGTGTAGTAGATGACACGGATAATCTTGCTCTCGTCCTTAAGATAAGGGACATAGTGCTTAGAAGCGTACACGGTGTCACGCTGATAGTCAGGCTCACGCTCAGTCTCAACCATAACGCCACGCTTCAAGATGAGAGCCAAAGCACCCGGCTTGACGATGTAGCAGTCACGGTGAGTAGCAGAAGCACCGGGTTTCAGACGATTGGTGTTAATCAACTGACAACCCCACAGCATACCCGAAGCACCACGGATGAGAATGTCGGTGGCGATGTCGGACTTGTTGATGTAGTCATCGTCCTTACGGAGAGTTGCCAAATCGGTAGGAGACAGGATGAGAGCCTTAGCACCGTCCTCGTCCTCGCCGAAAGCGGCAAGAGCATCGATAATGTTGTCAGAAGAGATAGGAGTGAGGTTGCCGACCACGAGAGTAGCACCTTCCATCTCAGCAAGGAACTCATCGTCAGTCTTGTCATCGATGGCTTTAGCCAACTGTGCGGCTGCTTCTGCCATAGGGTCTCCATAGGCAGACATACGAGCTTCGTCCGTAATCTGCACAGCCTTAGTCAGCTTGTGAACAGTTTTCTTGACGGAGCTGGTGTTGAGAGCGACAGGAATAATCTGACCGTTCTCGTTGGTTACATCAGCCTTGCCGATGTATGCGTACTTAGGGAAAGTGATAGTATCGCCGCCCTGACCCACGAGAGTAGTGTCGATGTCGGCGAGAGGGGCGAACACGCTCTTATCAGTCAGCTTGCTTTCAACATAGTCGGCAAGTACCTCAGGAATAATCATGTTCGCTTTCATAGTAGTAGCCATTATTCATTACCTCCATTTAATTGATTGTAAAGTTCTCGGTTTTCCTCATACAGTTTGACTCGTTCGTTGTAACCCATCTTGCCAAACTGCTCTTTGGTGACACCTTCGCTACCCTTCCCGGCAGGAGGAGCAGGGGTGTCTTTAAGTAAATCTGCTTTGAGTGTCTTGTCATGGGTTTCGAGGAACTTCTTGTGATTGGCAAAAACCTTTGCGGTATCACCATCAGCCAAAGCCTTAGCCGTTGCATCGGCGAGAGCTTCGTCATAACCGAGGGCAAGGTACTGAGCCTTATGCCCGGACACGAGCTTTTCCTTTTCCATTGCTTCGACTTTCGCTCGAAGGGTGGTAAGCTCTTCCTCGTTTGCCTGTTTCTTTTGCTCCTCTTCGGACAAAAGGGCGTTATGCTTCTTACGCCATTCGGCAGCTTCGGAGTTAGCCTTTGAAGCAGCATTCTTGTATCTCTCCAACTCAGAGGAGTTGTCCTCATACTCGAATCCTTCAAGAGCTGCGAGCTTTTCTTCCGGGGTCATCTTGTCGTAACCCTCAATTTTCGTTACATCAATTTTTGCCATTTTAGTTACCTCCTGCGTTTAACAAGGCAGTTCACTCTGCTCTATTGTCTGTTTTTAAGTCTTGTCTTGACTTTTGCGTTTAGAGTTCACTCTCATATATCAAGCCTTACGGCTTCATACCAAAAAGAAAAGGGACTACAAGCGTTTAGCTCATAGTCCCTGTTGACTGTCTCCCTCTACCCATTTGCAGAGGTCTTAATCTTCACTTTTCGTTGAATCTCGACCACAACGAGTCGATTATTCTCTTTCTTCAACTCCACCGAGTTACCATGTTTGAGGACTCGCAAGATTTCCTCAATGACCTCGGTCGTAAACAGACTCGATTCAGCCATTAGTCCGTACCTCCCCAATATGGTATTTTGTAGCACCTACACCCGATATGAGGTTTCGGTGGGATTTTGTCGATATCATATATTTTTCCGTCTCGCTCACGGCACTCTTTACACCGTCTCTCGTCCTTGACTGTAACCCACATAACCTGTTCCACACCGTTGTCCCGGTATGCCTGTTCGGTGGCTTTGTCAGTTATCTCGATGGCGTATTGAGAAACCATATTCGACCAATAACGAAGAGCCGTATCAATCTCTTTGGCTTTGTTGGTGCTTGCAATAACACTCTCAGCAAAGCGAGAGCATTTACGCTCGACCTCGTGATTGTAGACATACTTCGTAACCGGGTCGTATTGGTTGAGCCATCCAAGCAACCAAGCATGGGTGATAAGCTCTACGAACTTACCGCCCTGTGCTTGATACGCTTGTTTGGCAATCATAAGGAGACATTCTTCTGTTATCTGTTCCAATTCCTGATACAGAGCTTTCGAGGACGATAGAACATTGAGTTCATCGAAAGAAGGTTGAGCTTTGAAGTTACTGAATAGCCGAATGAATCGTTTCCTCAGGTATTGAAGAATCTTATCGGCATACTCATACATCGCTCATATCCTCGCTTTCCTCGGTATCAGGATGTTTCGCCGCTTCTTCGAGCTGACTCATCAGTTCGTTTTCACGCTCCTCGGCATACTTCTTACTCTGAGAGTAGGCGAGTTCAGGGTCAACAAACATACCACAATGCTCGAATGCGAGCCGAGGATGAATCTTATCGTTAGAGAGCATCGTAGTAAGCACCTGAGCTTTTTCCTGAATGTTCTCATAGTTACGGCGAGTGAAGCGAATCTCAATGGCAGAGAGCTTCAAGTTCATATCCCGGAGAGTGTTTGCGAAACTGATAACCACTCGCAAGAACTCTTTTTCGGACATCTTGAACATCAGCTCCGTGTCTTTAGCTCTCGATTCGGCAGCAGACCAACCATCACGCATGATGACCGCCGAGCCTGTGTCGCTCGTGGATGTACCGCCGTTACGGTTAGGCATACCACAAATGGTAAGCACCGTCTGATACATATGGTCTACAAGGGTTTGAGTCTGTGTTTGGTTAAGCTCCTGAACGAGATATTTTGCATCTCCATCGGGAGGAAGCAACAGACCAAGGTTATCTTTCAGAGCTTTCAAATCCTCAGAATCCGCATTGACTCCCTTCAAGACGAGGATTGCCTGAATGAATTGCTCCAAACCATCAAGTCGGTTACTACCAATCTCGTTGATAGCATCGAGCAAAGGAAGGACAATTTCAAACGCACCGAGTCGAGCGGTATTTGCAGGATATTCGATGATAGGCACACACCCAACGGAATGAGCTTTGGACTTGACGATTCTATCGTTCTTAATCTCAAAGTACATCTTGTCGGTATATACGCTATAAATCACATCCCCGGTTTGGAGGGTAGTAGCAGTTACACCCATCATCCTCTTATGACCGAGACCGCTGTGATACACGACAAATGCGTTCCGAGGGTCAAGGGTGTAAATCTCAAAAGGAGCTTCGTCAACATCATCGGTCGGGTCAGGCAAGACCATTCTGTAGGAAGTACCGCAAATCGTAAACCAATCTGCAAGCTCTTTATCCTTAGCTGCCTTGTCCTCAGCGAATACAAACTCGTTAAGCTGATTGATAGCATCTGAGTACTCATCGCTGCCACCACGACAAACATACTGAATAGGCTCACCCATGAGGTAGCCAACCTTGAAAGAAACAATCTCATTCGCTCTGTTTTCAACGACCTTGTTGTTGATTTCCGGGCGAATGTCTTTGACTCTATGCAAAATAGGCTGCTTGCCCTTGTAGTAGTTGTAGAGATATTGAATGTCGTTCGTGTTAATCGAATGCGTTTGAAGAGCTTGCTTCAACACTTTTACGACATTGGACGAATTGATGACATCTTCATCAGTATAGATAACCGTTCTTCCTGTCAAAGTACGAGCCATTCAAACACCTCCTTGAAAATACCTATATCTATACACATATCATTATACATTACTCTTCAATGGTTGTCAATAGGTTTTTATAAAATAAACCATTGGAGAATGTAAAATAATTAAAAACTCCTCTTGAACACCTTGCATTCACCCATCGGGTTACGCACCATAGACACCGCCATAGTCAAACTATCGGGAGCATCATCGTTCTTATTCTTGCCGAGCATCTTGTAAGAAAAGACATTCTGCATGAAGAGGGAGTACGGCTTGTCTCTCTTCCCGGACTCTCTGAATATCATCATCTCACGAATGTCAGGAGCTTTATCAAAGATTCTCTGAAACTTCGCCTTGTCGGTTGGAGCCGCTTTGGTAGTAATGTTCAGCCTGTACTTTTGCTTTTTCAGCTCTTCCTCGATTCCCTCTTTGTAAGACTCGGTGGACTTATTTGCTTCGACCTGCATAGCCTGTACGCTATGCTTTATGACAGCCTTGACGAGAAGAGGTTGAGTTACCTTCTTATCGCCGTTGTCATAGACAACATCGTGAACATAGATGTCCTCGCCGTACTGATAGCAGACCGGGGATGCCACAAAGTCACCGCCGCCGAACGCCGGGTCAACTGCCATAAAGATTCGGTCAGGCTCGCCCTCAGGCAGCTCGCCGTTGTAGTACCGAAAGTCATCCGGGGAGAACAACGCACCGTCTCTCTCGATAGGCTCTCCCATATACTGAGCCAACCAAGAAGCCATGTCGTTATTACGCTCGAAAGAAGCTCGTCTCTGATGGTAGTAGTCTGTGCTGAATCCAACGCCGTAGTCGTAGTTGAACTGACTCTCGTCCTTCACATCGAGAGCGGACAGGTTGATGATAGCGTACCTACGATTCTTAAATCGCTCATCGTTTTGCAACAGCTCCATACGGAGACCTGCCGGGTCTACCATAGACCACCGAGTACCGCACCACAGAATCTTCGCCTTTTCCTTCGCACGAGGGAGCAGGTTATTATCGACCTTGCTCCACGCCGACATCAATCTGTCCTTGTTCAGAGCTTCTTCGATACCGCCGATAAGGTCATCGGATATCTCCACGCCGTTACAGTCACACGCACCGTTCAGAGTACCATACAGAGAACGGCAGGTGAGAGAGGGGTATCTCTTCCTACGGTCGATGTTGAGAGTCTCATCGGCAGAGTTGGTCTGTACCACCTTCGCTTCGGGAAACACATCTTTCCACAGATAAGTCACCGGGTCTTGAATGGTCTCCAAAACACCGTTGTAGAAAGCCTTTGTGATGGTGTCAGAGTAAGCAGAGTAGAGGTTGGAGGACTCGCTGTTCCTACCAATCAGCCAAGTCACGAAGAACATGAGGATGGTGGTCTTGCCGACTCTCGGTGGCATTGAGATGAACAGTTCATCGAGTTCATCATCTACGAGCTTTTGCAGGTTATCCACGACCACTTTGAGAATCTTCCTGCGAGGTTGATAAAATCTCTCAGCAGGTTTGCGGTTTATCTCGATGTAGAGAAGATAACTGTCAAAGTCATAGGGAGCATCGAAGAGGAGACTCTTTCGATACAGACCGAACAGCTTTTCATAGGCAGCAGTTTTCATCCCTCGGCTGATATACTTCCTCATCTCCGCATTGGCAGAGTGAGCCAACTTAAAGTCATCCTTCTCAATGTCTCGGCAGATAGAGAACAAGTCCTCGTATGCCTGAACATTGGAGGGGTCTTTTTTAATTTCAAAAAATATTTTGGATATGAGTTTTTCGTTATCCATAATTCGTACCTCCAAAAAAGAAAGAGACCACGATTGCTCGTAGTCCCTGTTGACTGTTACTCTACCCCAATCGGCAGAGCCGTTATTCTATTGCAGCATCGTAAAGCTCGATGTTATCAATCCAATCTAACTTATCCATGCCCTTTTCGTAGTATCGCTCGATGAGATTGACACCACCGCTCTTCGCAAGTTTGCGAGCTGCCGGGGTAAAGGTGGATGTCGTTATCACGACAGCCTTGCTCGCTTTGTAGTAAGCAAGAGAGCCTAACACTTCTTGAACGGCAGACACGCCGACAGGATTCTTATACATCTTGCATTGGAAACATACCTTGTTGCCCTTACGGTCATAGCCTACCACATCAGCACCAAAGTCACCGCTACCACTCGTTACAGCAAGGTTTCGATATCCCTCACGAGAAAGCCGTTTGGCACAATAGACCTCGTAGTCAAGACCTGTCATATTCTTACCAAACTTCGGCATTGGTGTGAAGGTCACACTTCGCAACCCCGACTTCTTCGCTTTGCTCTCCTTGATGAAGTAGTAGGGCAGGTAGAACGGCAGAGCGATAACGACAAATGGTAGTGAGAAGCAGAAGATGAACAGCTTGCCAATGAGTTTGAAGAACATCTTAAACGCCCATGCCATAAGCTCACTCCCTTCCTATGATTGCTTCGTGTACGCCCTCGACCCACTCAGCAGACTTTCCGTACTTGTAGAATCCTTGATAGACCTTCTTGTTTTCATAGATGGTCTGAACGGTGCTGATAGAGAACTTCGTACCGCTTCGATTGGTCTTACCCTCAGCATTGAGCAGCTCCACGATGGTCTTATAGGTCTGACCATCGTCATCCTTCATACGGAAGATAGTCTTGACGATTTCCGCTTCGGCAGGTACAACCACCATCTGATGATTTTCAGCCTTGTACCCGAAAGGAGTACGCCCACCACTATAGCCACCCTTAGAGGACTTGACAGACCTCCCGGCACTTGTACGCTTGTTGATATTCTCTCGCTCCATCTCAGCACAGGTGAGGGTAAAGGCTTTGAGCATATTGGCAAACACGCCGAACTGACCGAAGTCCTCACAAATGCTAATGAGTTCAATGTTCTTACGGAGCAAAGCACCCTGATAGTAGAAGTAGATGTTGATGTCTCTTGCTACACGGTCAGACTTTGCAACGACCACCGCTTCATAGGGAGGATTAGTGACATCGCCGTAAACAATCTCATCAAAGCCGGGTCTGTACTTAGCACCGCTCTCACCCTCATCGGAATACCACTTCACGATGTTCATGTCATTCTTAGAGCAGTAGTCTATGATTTGTTCTCTCTGAGCTTCAAGACCGAACTTATCGTCTCCGAGCTGTCCGTCTGTCGATACTCTGATATATGCAACTACATTCTTCATAGTGAATACCTCCTTGATTACGGTAACAGTATATCATAATTACGATTACTTGTCAAGAGGTTTCCGTAAAAAAGCCTTTTTATTTTTGCGAGTGGTTATGACCCTCACCCGGCGAGGTCAGGCGGTCGCATATCCCCCACCGGGGCGAACAGCCGCCGAAAGTCAGCCGGGAACGCTGCCGAAACCCGGACGAGAAAAAATCTTGAAAAAAATTACGATAAATCTTGATTTACATATTGACAATTACGGTAAAAAGAGTTATAATGTTATCGTAATAGAAAAGGGCATTCCCGACAGCCGACCAAAGCACACCGGGAACACCCACACAACCAAACCCACGCCGGGCGGCTGCTCCTCTATTATAGCACACACCCGGCACAATTACAAGGAGGATTGCACAAAATGAAAACTATTGCCGAAGTCAGAAAAGAGCTTGAAAGCCGGGTTGACCGCTCCGCATGGGGTCGGGGTGTTAATGTGTACTCTCTCGAACTACTCGAAGAACTCGAAGAAAACCGCCGTTTTAATAATGCTGATGAGCATTTACACCCACTCGAAATTAAAAGCGAGCTGTTAAACGGTGCAAAGGATTGGAGCGAATACAGTTGGGGCGGTTGCTCCCTTATCTATGATAGCGACATCGCCGAAAGGCTTTGCACACCGTCCGAGCTGAAAAAGACCCGGAACGGCGAGAGAAACCCGAACAGCCGCGAAAGTTGGCTTGATGTTCAAGCAAGAGCATTATATCAGGCTTGCCGCCGTATTTGCTCGCTTGCGAGAGTGTGAAAGGAGCGTTGACAATGAGAAAATACACCCAAAGAGAGTTAAAAAACCTTGTAGCCATTGGAGCAGCTCAGGACATCACAACATATAGCTTTGAAAAGATGAACGAGTTTTTACACTCGCACAACCTCGACAAAATCGGCTATAGTTCCGGGGTTTACGGTTTGAACGGTGGACTATTACAGGACATCGAGAACGGCACACTATACGCCATAACCGCCCGAAATAGTGCTTTAATGATGGCGTTTTAAGCAAGCGAGCCGGGGCGAACTGTCCCGGCTCAATCTGTAAGAGGTGGAAACTTGAAGAAATGGAACACGCCCGGCGGCACAGCTTCGGCGGTCTGTTTGGATATGCTTAAACAGCCGCATTTGCTTATAGCAGGTAGCACAGGCAGCGGCAAAAGTGTATTGATAAACACCCTCATATATACCGCCCTCTATACCTCACCGAGCCGCACACGGTTTATCTTAATCGACCCAAAGAGGGTCGAACTTATCGACTATAAGCAGCTACCGCACACGCTTATTTATGCAAGCGAGCCGCCCGACATCCTCGCCGCCCTCGTTGGGGCGGTTGACCTGATGGAGGAACGCTATAAACGAATGCAAGCCGCCCGGCAGAAGAAAAGCAGCGAGGGCGATATCTTCGTTATAGTGGACGAGTTCGCCGACCTGATGACAACTCAAAAGAAGCAGACAACGCCACTTTTAATCAGGCTCGCCCAACTCGGACGAGCTGCAAACATTCACTTGATACTTGCCACACAGAGACCAACAAAGGACATTGTAACAGGTCAAATTAAAGTAAACTTAGATAGCCGGGTGGCGTTACGCTGCCCGACTCCGCAAGACTCCCGGAACATCATCGACCGCAAAGGAGCGGAAACGCTGCCCCGGTACGGCTACGGCTTTTACACCACGCCGAACGGCTGCGAGCTAATCAAAATACCAATGACACCGCCCGAAGCACTCGCCGAGCGTGTCGAGTGGTGGCAAGCTCAGAATAAAAAATCAATATTTGAACGGTTAGCCGCCCGGCGATAGTGTCGGGCGGTTTCCTTTTGCCCTCTCTGAGAGCCACAGAACGCCCACAGGACGAGCCGAACGCCGCCGAGGGTAGTTATACCACCCAAGCCGAAAAAGCCGCACAGCGAGCCACAGAGCCGCCACAGAGGACACGCCAAAAACAGACCAAAAGACCCACCCAAGCAGCACCGCCGCCGGGATGGGTCTCTTTTCGTTCACTTTTAGTTGAGGTCTCGGCGAGGGCGAATCGGTCGGAAATTTTTAGAGTGTTCTGAAAAGTCCTTTCTGCGGCTTTCCGAGAAAAACATTTTCAAATATTTTCTCCGATTATTCTCCGTCATCTTCGGGAAGTTCATCGACCACAACCGAGTCAAGATACCGCTGTCTGACCTCTTCCGGGTCTCGTGCATCGCCGAGAGGGTTGTTCGGGGTGACAATAATGTCCTGCTTGTCGGCATAGCCGAAGTGATTCTTTCCGAGGAAGATACCAACGACCGGGTTAATCTTGCCGTCCATCATCCAACTTTCCCACAGATTTTCGAGAATTTCTTTCGCCTTTTTTACAATGTCAGTGTGGGTAGAGTTTCTGCATTCGCCTGTCTGCCATTGATAGAAGGTCTGTCGATTCACACCCAATGCGGAACAGATACCTGAAACTGTCGGCTTCATATCATCTTCTATGCAATGATTGAAATACCAAATAATTCTCTCTTCGACCTGTTTCTCATCCGATATGTCAATCGGTGGCAAGTCCCAAGCAGCGAGAGCGTGTCGTAAATATCGACCCATATCCCCCGGTTGAAGATTTTGATTTCCGCTCCAAGAAAGGTCTTTTCTCTCGTTACCTCCTGTGCCTTTCGGTCTCCCTCTCTTAGCGACTTCCTTACCGACATCAGTCAGCTCTTTATCATTCATTCCAATGTACCTCCATTTCCTTCAAACAGTCATCGATGATAGACCATTCCTCGGTGCTGTTCGTATATAGTCTAACTCTTCTGCAACATCGGCAGTACCGAGCCACTTTATCATAGCTCATTGCATACTTCCGATTGATTCTCTCATGCAAGTCTTTCACTCGAAACCCCTTCTTTGCAAGGGCATTCTTCAACTGCTCCATCTTACCTCCTTTCTGCGGTATAGTAGTTGAAGTAGTTCATTTTGGCTTTTTTCATAGACTTCCTCTATATAGTACTCTCTATAAGGGGACTCTTAGCAAAATACTAAAATAAACTACTAAAACTACTAAAACCGACTCCAAAACGACCTTTATGAATAAACTGTGAACAAAACTCACTCAATTTTTCAGTACAACACCATCGTAAACAGCATAACCCATCGCCATTCGCTTTCCGCTATGCCATTCGGGGTGTTGTTCCATCCCGGCATTGAACTTCTTCGCCGAGCATACAAAGTACCCATTGCTCTTACACCATATCTTGTAAGCATCATATAGGCTCTTTGCTCGTGTGTTTGCATCATCATTCCGCTCACACTTCTCTTCAAGGAACTGCAATACAAGGTCGTTATCCTTCTCGTATTGCTTGATGACTTTCTTCATCTCAGGGGACATCTTTAGACCAAACCGCTTATAGCGGAAGTAGCCGATGATGAGCCAAGTGAAGATACCTTTCATTGCTTCGGGTGTTCTGAAAACATCCTTCAAGGTCTCGTCTCGTTCCTCTTCTGTGAAATGCCTGTTGAACTCGATGACTCTCACACGGTCAGAAGCGAAGAGGGATTTATCCTGCACAGCCGGGAGGTCGTTACAGGACAGCCAAAGAGTGAACTGCGGAAGGAAGGTCATCATACTCTCATACAGGTTACGAGCTGTGATTTCCTCACCACCTGTGAGCTGCTTGATAACCTCTTCATCGAGCTTACCATATTGGTTGCTTTCTGCCATCGTGACAAACCGCTTTCCTTTCAGAGCTGCGATGGTGGGAGAAGCGGCTTCTGCGTTCTTAGCTCTGTCACTCTTGCAGATTACGGACACCGGGGAGACTGATGCGTAGTCTCCGAGAAGGTGGTGGATTGTGCCGAGGAGTGTAGACTTGCCGTTGCGAGTGGTCTTACCGTGTAAGATGAACATACACTCTTCTTTAGAAGTACCGAGCATTGAATAGCCTAAAGCTCTCTGTAGGTAGTCAGCCTTATCTTTATCGCCGCTCGTGACCTCCTTGATGAACTCCTCCCAACGCTCACATCGAATGTCATCCTGCGTGGTGTACTCGAAGTTGGTTTGCATCGTGAGGTAGTCCTCCCAACTATGCTCACGGAAGGTCATCTTCTCCAAGTCGTAAGTACCGTTGAGACAGTTGATAAGGTTGGGGTTTGCATCAAACTGAGATGCAGAGATAGGGTAGACCGAAGCAGCATCTTTCATCAGCCTGTCACGGAAACGCCTATCGCCCATCTTGTTCACAAAGGCGAAGTAGCTCTTTCTCTTCTCCTCGTCCGTTATCTCCCCACAGTACAAGACCATAAGGCGAGTGAACTCCTTAATCTTTTCTGCCACTAAGAGAGAGCCGACATCCTTACGCCATGCTCCCTTATCATAGGTGTACCACGACTTCGCTTCGGGGCAGTAGCGAGTATCGCTCTTGTAGCACTCTGAGAAGAGTTCAGCCATTCCGCTTTCGTCCCAAGAGTAACCGCTGTTGTCAAGCTGTCTCGACTCCGGGTGTACTCCCATGATGTAGAACATCTTTTGAGATAAATCTTCTGAGAGGATGAGCTGACCGCTTTTCAGCTCGAATAACTCAGGCACAATAGTTGTGTCATCAATATTAGTCATTGTCAGTAACCTCCTGTTCTTGATATTTCAGTTGGAAGTAGTGCATCCAACAGTCAGCAACTTCACATTTTCCACAATGCTCTTCACACCACGCCATCTTTTCTTCGCTATCGTGCAACTCCTCCTCACAAGGGGAGAAGTTACACGGATAGTCGAATAGGTCTGCGATGAGCTTTGCAATAAACTCTTCGTTCATCGGCTCACCTCCTATACCGGGTCACGCTGTTCACGATGGTCTGAATCTCCTCGGTGGGAAGAGGAGGGTTGCAAGCGACCTGATTTGCGTGAAGAAGCTCCTGATAGATTTCTTTCTTAGAGTACCCTTGATTGTGAAGTTGCCCGGCGAGAGATGTGAGAGACAGATTTCTCATACCTCTTGCGATTGGAGGGTACTTAGGTTTCAGAGAGATTTTACCGTTCTCAGGCTTCTCGAAGATGGGAGAGTAGATACGCTGAGAGTTACCGGTGGAGTCGCTTTCTTTCTGTGACTCCGGGAAGTACTTCTCTACAACATAGTCGATAGCTGCCTGATTCTCGATAATGGTATCGTATATCAGCTTATCGCCTGTCACAATGAAGTATCGGTTGCTCTTGTAAATCTCCACTCCGTTTCGGTTATTCTTACCTGCGAAGGGCAAATCACCTTTGAGAAGGATGTGAACACCTCGACCGCTGCGGCTCTTCTCCGTATAGGATTGGCAGACTTTCATAATGTCGATGCCGACCTCGGAGAGAAAACCGTCATCGTCAAACCCACAGTCGATGTCGATACCAACTATGCCGTTGTTATTAAAGACAAACCCGATGTGGTCGTAGATACCTTCTTCTACGGCATTCTTCGCCGTTTCAAAGTCGCACCATGTTTCCGGGTTGACGGACGATGCACCTTTCCGCTCAAAGGCTTTCATCGGTATCTTCGAGTTATTCCACACGCACACCCATTGAGGGAGGGCGATTATTTCGGGAGGGAGATTAGCGTATCTCACAATGTCTTAACTCTCTTCTACAACATCCTTCGGCTCAACCTCCGGGGATGTTGCTTTCTTCTTTCCTTTCGATTGGTATGTACCCTCGAAGAAGTACTTACCATCCACGCAAATCGAGTAACCCTCGAACTGCTTGCTTTCGGTGACCTCACCGTTCTCGATGAGTGTGTTGGCTGCATTCACACTCATCTCGTTCTTCACGAAGTCATCACCTGCCACCATGATAAAGTGGACTTTGCCGTTTTCGACTTTCAGCTTCATACTGATACCTCCTTGTTCAAAGTTATTTGTAGCTCGCATTGCAGGATTCCTGTGAGGGTGATAGTGGGGTCATTCGACCACCATCCATTCTGAGCCATCCTCACGCTGATTTGACGATTTACAGGGTAGAGGTTGGAGAGGTCGAAGTTCTCTCGGTTGCAATCCAAGAAGCAGACCATGTACCCCTCAGGGAGTTTCCCATGAGCATCTTCATAGATTTTCTGTTGCAATGGTAGCCAATTCGGACGAGCATATCCTGAGATGTCAACAGCTTCATTGCTGACCTTGATGTAGATGCCTGTCTGAGATTTCCGTATTGTGCCGATGGGAAGGTCTCTCGTCTTAGCACCTGCGACAAACTGACCTGCTTTCTTGCCCATGCTGATTTTCAGTCGTTTGGTGCATTTCTCTCGCACCAAGTCAACCTTTCGGTACTCTCCAAAAATCTCGTTGAATCTCGCCGTGAGGTCAGCATATGAGTCGAAGCTATAGATGTTCTCCCTCAGCCAATTCTCTTGTTGTTCTGTAAATCGTGCCATTACTTAATCATCTTCTCGATGGTACTGTCGTGGAGCAAGCCGTTCGCAACGAGCTTTTCAGTTCTCAGCACGATATCCGCATTGTTAATCATCTGCTTTGCAAGGCTTGAAATGGTCTGAGAGATTTCGGTCTCTTTCTTTCTGTCCTCGACAGACATATTCGGGTCGGTAGCGATTCTGATTCGCTCACCGAGGATTTCCTGTAACTCGATTAAAGTCATTACTGTACCTCCTTATTCCATTCTTCGACATCCACACCGATGTCTTTCAGTTTTCTTTTAGCAAGCCATTCGTTATCGCCGGGAGCATCCATCTGATAGTAGTCCCGGAGAGCCTTGTGTTCAGACTGAAAGGCTTCCCAAAACTTTCTGAGCCGTTTCTTCTTCCAACCGTAATGAGCCATCAGGGTATATAAGACCATCGCATCCATATCGGAGGTGTACTTAGCATCCCACTCCAATAACTGTCGCTTGATTTCCATATCCATAGCTCTACGCTCGTTGGCGGTAAAGGTCGCACCGTAGACTTTGCCGTATGCTTTCTTCATTCTCATTGTGGTGTCCTCCCGGTGTCACGACTCATAGCTACACCTCGATATCGTCAAACAGGATGGGGATGAGCTGCTTGAACTCTTCGAGAAGAGGGATAGCGATTTCTCGAATCTGCGGATGAGCTGCCTGAGATGTTCTCAGTTTCAAGAAATGTCTCCACTCACGAAGGTTGGCGGTCATCACAATTTCTGTTTTCAGACTGTTCGGGAGAACGGCTCTCGCTTCTTGTGGGGTCAGACCGTAGTCGAGCAGGTCGAAGTAAGCGGTCTCTGCGTTCTCGCAAGAGCGTTTCCACATACGGTAGCCATCAGTATTCTCATCGAGGTAGAGCGGTTTGATGACCGTGATTTCCCCGGAGAATTGGTCTTTCGAGTAGTTGCAATAACGAGTTGACTCCTGACAGTAGGATGCGAGTCGGTGTCTCACAATCTCGTGACTCACGCCACGGTCGCAAGTGAACTTGACCGAGATGGAGAAGTGTTCGATGACAGCTTCATGCCCTCTCTTGACGATGTTCTTCGCAAAGGTCAGGTAGCTTGTCTCATCTACCTTGTGTTCGCTCTTGTAACAGACACGACCACATTGCTCGATATGTTTGAGAATCTTCTCACCATCAATGGGAGTCATAATCTCGTGTGAAGGTTTAACGATTTTCACTTTCATACTCCTTTCTGAGTTTTTCGATAAGGACTTCACCGTCCAAGTTCGTCAAGGTCAAGTACCAATGGGAGCGGAAGAATCTCTCACAGTCGCAAATCACTCGCTTGTCATTCTCTCTGAGAGCTTTCCGATAGTCATTGGCTGCTTGAACAATGATGGCGTTAGCGAGGTTGTGATATGGGACTGTCGGGTCTAATATCGTTTGCATTACTCAGTCCCCCCCCCTCGAATGCCGGGATGTCCCGAAGATTTGGTTTATTCTGCTGAGTCCACAACGCACCGAGCATATTCCAAATGAAAGCTCTGTCGTGTGGCTCGTCCTTGTCACCTCTGAGGTATTTCAGGTAGTGCCTTACTCCGCTGTCGAGGTAACAATGAAGAGGGATGCCTTTCTCCCAATTACGCTCACCGTACTTCTGACAACCGTCCTCGTAGTGCTTAGAAACTTCGAGGATAGCCGTGTAGAGATTATCAAAGGCAATCTCCGAAAAGAGGGTGATAGCCGTTCTGAGTAGGCTCTCGTCTCCGTTACGGATGTACTTTCCAATGCTTGTCAGGATGGGGTCGTTGTTATTGACATACCCTACGATGTCGAGAGGAACAAGGTCACATCTGCCTTTTCCCTCGGCGATGTCTCTGACTGCACCGCTGTCAAACTCACGGCGTTCGCCGCTGTCCTGTAGCTTCATAAATACCTCACTTCCTGCCGTCAGTTTCGCTCTGAATGGCTCTTACGATTTCGATAAAGTTCCGCAAGGAGCGAGGGCGGTAGCTGAGACCGCCGCTCGCTTTTAACTTGCGTGATGGAGTACCCTCTCCAAACTCAAAGGCAACAAACTGACTGTTGATACAAGCGAGTACTCCTGTTGAGCTTTTGGTGTAGTAGATACCCTCAGAGCTAAGGTATTTGGTGCATTCCCTTAGAAGTTTGGACTCTGCCATTGCTTAACCCAAGAGGTCATCAAGGTTAAACCCGGTTACCTTTGCCTTAGGTGCTGCCGTAGGAGCAGGAGCGGCTTTCTTAGGAGCTGTCACCGGGACTTCCACCTCGTCAAAGCCATCGGCAGGAGACTTG